GTAGTCCGCCAGCGTAGTTGCGGACAGCGACGGTGCTGCCGTAAGGCTCGTACAGCGTTTGAACATGGAAGAGTAGCAGTAGTCCGCCAGCGTAGTTGCGGGCAGCGACGGTGCTGCCGTGAGGCTCGTACAGTCGGAAAACATGGAGGAGTAGCAATTGCTCGCCATTGAGGGGCGATTGCCATTTTTTACGGTCGAATAGTCTAATAGGAGGTCGATATCCCCGTTGCAGGCGATATTCGTCCCGCTAATGTGCCACTTTGCGCTACCGGAAATCGTTCCGGTTATTTTTGAATTTCCTGTCCCTCTGAGATAAATGTAATGATTGTTTTCGATTTCACCAGAAGCAATAGCGCTGCCATCCCACGTTTTCCATTCGCTTCCGTTGGTATATTCTAATTTGCCGTTCCAGTTTTTTGGCGTGGAAATCGAAAATGGATTTGCCGATGAAAATTCTAATGCTGTATCGAGGTCATCCGGCCACGCTGCACGGCGTCTCATCCTTGGATAGTTTACGATCATGTCCTCACCTCACGATGCAAAGCTGACCAACTGGATGGAAACGAAAACCTCCACGGCTGCCGTCGGGATCTCGTCACACTGGAAGGTCAGTGAATCCGCCCCGTGGCCGACGCACTGCACATAGCAGGTGTTCCATGCACTGTCATAGCTTTCATCAACAGGGGAACAGATCACCTTCTGCTTTGTGTTGTCGACGAGGACGCCGGGGACTGCAACGGTCTGCTGCTTGGTGTTGGCGTTCCATCCAGACACCGGGAGCGCCGTAACTCTCATTATTGTCTTTCCAGCAGCCAATTCAGCCTGTACGTCGCTGTCAAGGTCGGACGTGGAAACCGTGTCCTTGAATGCAAGCGCTTTTAAGTCGAAAAACCACTTTTCGATTTTGCCAAACAGCACGGAAAGATTTTCCCCCGTCGCAACGTTCGCCCGCGTTTCCGCTACCGAAAATGCTGTCGTGACCTCACTTGCATCACCAGCAAAAGACACTGCGCTGACCTTATGGGGGAACTCTGCATTTTGATGCACATCATAGGCATACAGATGCCCCGTGCGAGCCATATTGCTTTGCACTTCGTAGTTAGTGATGCCGAGCAGAAGAATATTGTTAATCGAAACTGATATATTTTCGTTCGCAACAGCGGTCTGGCTGAATGTGAGCCTAATATCAGTACGATTTGACGCATAGCGATTCCCAAATGTAGCATCAAATGGAATCGAATTCCACGAAGGATACCCTGCCACACCAGCGTACTCTTCCATTTGCACAAATTCACTGCCGCTTACATTTACACGATACTCAACCAAAACATGATTGTTTAAAACAGGATTATTTCCTCCTGACGAATAAACCAAAATTTTCTTTAGAGCCGTATAAATACCGCAGGCACCTGCATTGATCGTAATTCTGAGTTTATCGTCCGTTGTTAGTCCTTTGCCTTTGTGCCCTACATAAAACGTTGAGCCGATATCTGACAAGAGTGCCACTTTGGCATCATCGGTGCACGGATATGCACTCCACGTAGTTCCACCATCGTTGGTATACTCTACGGTAATGCCATCTGGTTTGCAAAACTGCAATTTGTTCCCGCCGATTGTCGATATGATTGCAGCATCGACTGGAGATGCACCACCGGAGATAAAGCGTCCACCCCAATTTAATTTGGATTCATATTCTGGTTGCAACGGGTGCACGTGATCTCCACGGGCAAACTGATTGCTCGAACCAGGCGTGGCTATTCCTGCCCCTTTTGGCGCGGCTGTAGATGCCGCAGGGACTTTTTCGTCGATGTATTTAAAGATGTCCGTCCGCTTGCCCCGCGGGTCGTAGACGCTTGCAAGCATATCGCCAGCGCCTTGACCGTTCGCACCGTTATAGACGGCAAAGTCAAACGTCGTGCCGTCCGTCAGGGTGATGGTATAGACGTCGCTCGTGCCGGGGGCGTGGTTGCCGCTCTTGAGCGCGATGCCGGAAATGCCGTTGCCGGCTGCACCCTGCGGGCCGGTAGCGCCCGTGCCGCCGCGCGGAAGGCCGAAGACCAGCTTATAAACATTGTCCACGAGGGACTTGCTCACCGTGGCGGGCTCGCCTGTCTCAAGCGTCACCGCCTCGACGATCATGTTGACGATGGCGTCGCGTGCCGTCTGTGCATCGGTCTTTGCCGTCTCTGCCGCAGACTTGGCAGAAGCCGCGTCCTCGGCGCTCTGAGCGGCCTGTGACGCTTTCTGCCCCGCAGAGGTCGAACTACCCGCCGCCGCGTCCTTTGCGCTCTCAGCGGCTTCCTGTGCCGATTCCGCCGCCATCTTAGCGGCCTGCGCTCCGGTCTGCGCGCTCTCCGCCGCTTTCTGCGCGTTGGCGGCAGCGGTCTGTGCATCCTTTGCCGCCGTCTCAGACTTTGCCGCATTGGTTGCCGCCGTCTGCGCGGCCTGCACCTTTTCGCCAACGCCGGTCGCAGATGCATCAGCCGCCGCCGCAGAAGATGCCGCCGCCTTTGCGGAAGCGTCAGCCGCAGCAACCTTGTCGTCGATGCCCTGCGCAGCGGTCTCCGCTCTGGTTGCGTCCTTTGCCGCCGCATCAGCCGATGCCTTGGCGCTGTCAGCATACTCCTTGGCGCCCTGCACCTCTGCCGAAACGGAATCCTTGGCATATTGCACGACCTGCGAGCCCTTCAGCTTCTTCGCCTCGCCGTTCTGCTCAAGCACGAAAAGGTCGTCGCCCGTAATCTGTGTTGCTTGGGTGAGGTCAGAAATTGCTTTATCAGCCATCAGTTACCTCGCTTTCTTCGGGCGCTTTCGCGGTTTCGGCTTCGCCGTCCTTTACTTTTTTTGCTTTCTTTTTTGCATCCTCAAGCTGATATTTCAGCGCGACAAGCTCGCGCTTGTCTTTCTCCTGCTCTTCCGCCTCGCGATGTAAAATCTCATAAGCCTTTTGAATCTGCGCCTTGACGACGCTGATCTTGCCCGCCTCCGAGCCCAAAACCAACGTGTTATTCAGCGTGCCAAACGCTTTGCTCAAAAGTTCCATTGCTTCTTTCATGCCGATGCCTCCAATCTTCTAATCCGCGCTTCCTGCTCGCGCACCTTGGCCCACAGAATTGGGATAAACTCACTGTACCGCAGAAAATAGGTCTCGCTGCCGTCATCAAGCTTGGCCGCCGCCCAGCCCGCGAATTCCTGCGAATCAATGCCGCACGCGCGCATGGCGTCCTCTACCTCCTGCGCGATGAAGCCTGTGTGATAGCGTCCGCTCGTGCCGCTGTTCAGCTTGTAGCGCTTCGGCTCGACGAGCTCAAACATGCGCACGTACTTCACCGGCAGCGCCTCAATGCTGTTCTTGATGTTCCGGTCGGACCCGTTCAACTCGTTCGTGCTGCAATAGATCGTGCTCCAAACAAAATTTGGTGCGCCAAGATTGTACCGGTTATCTGCATTCGGGGCGAAATCGCCGCGGCAATCGATGAAGTCGTAGTCGAAATTGAGCGCTGATCTTCCGTTATTCCCCGACAGATACAGGTTTCCGCTCGTCGCGTTCAACTCCATGGCCTTGCTCTCGAGCGTCATTTTGTAGTCCGCCGTGCTGGCGTACTCCGTGTAGATGTCCCCACAGCGTCGTCCCGCATCATTGCGCACGGTGATCCTGTCCCCCTCGATCTCGCTTGCCGTCAGCGTGCCGTCAATGTTGACGGCGTCAACGTGCAAGTCGATCGAACCGGTCGAATCAACGACAACGCCGTTACTGAGAATTTTGAACGTCGTACCGCTGCCGCTGCTCGATACGCTCAGCGTGATCTTGTCAATGCTCTGGTCGATCATGCTCTGTGCCGTGCTGCCGTCGATCTTGCCCGAGACAGTCGTGCGCAAGCCGTTGATATCGGCCTTGATGTTGGTAATGCTGCCGTTGAGGCTCGAAATATTGGCCTCAATGCCGTCAATGGACGTCGACAGCGACGTCACGCGCCCATCAACACCCTCGACCTTGAGCATGATCTCTTCGCTGGTCTTGGTGATGAGCGAGCGCGTCTTTGCCATGTTGCGCTCGATCTGCCGCTGCGTCGGCGATTTGTACGGGTACTCGTCGTCGATCTCGTCCGCGTCCGGCGCGGAGATGTCCGGCGCGAGCAACGGATCAAACGTCATGTCCAGCGCGATGAGCGGCACGTAAAGCCCGTCTACCGTCACCGCGTCGCCAAGTTCTGCCGCAGGGTCAAGCAGCGCCTTTCGGCCCTCGTATCCAATGTGCTTGTAGCCGGACACTTTGGCGAGGATCGCCGCCGCCATTGCATTCGTGCCGTCCGGCTGTAAGGCCGTCAGCGTCCGCCCGGTGTCCGATCCGGACACGCCGATTACGTCGCCGTTCTCGTCGAGTAGCTCGACTTTGGAGATAGGCTTTGATGCAATACCGGGGGAAAAGTTCGCGAGCCGCCGCCCTAAATAGGTTTTGTCCATGTTGCCCTCCTTACACGAGGATACGCACGCCGCCGAAGGTGATGGCGCTGCCGGTCTCCGTCACCAGATGGTTGGTTTCTTTCGGCATGGAGTTGAGACCCACCAGCAAGAGCTTGCCCTCGTCCGTAATGATCCAGTTGCCCGCGTTGGCGACCGCGATACGCCCCAGCGCTTCGCGCATTGTCATATCGCCCTCGCTGTCAACAGGGTATTGCACGGGGAACGCCGCGTTGAGCTGCGTCCTGCTGTCCACAGCAACACCCATGCGCGCTGCGATGTCATTGACCGCCGTCCACACCGGCATCGGCCAAGTCTCCGCGTCATAGCTGCTGTCGAGCCATGTTTGCTCCGCCTTGAGCATGGAATCATACCCATGCACGCTCAAAACGCCCGTTTTCCTATCGGTTTTCCGCGTTGCGAAATAGAATACCCCCTTCGGTATCCATTCGCTCACTTGCTCACCCGACACAATCCGCGCGTAAACCTTGATTTCTGCCTGCCGCGGAATATCGCCCTTTGGTATGATCTCAAAATCAATTTGCCGTGCAGAGCAGTTGCCAATACCAAAGGTGGAGTACAGCCCACCGTAAACGCGCAGACTGTCCCTAACGATATCTGCTTGGCTGTACTCCACCCCCGCAATGCTTAATTTGGTTTCCACGCGATGATTCTTGTCGGCAAGCAGTGATAAGTACAAATTACTTACACTGTGCATTAGATTTCCCTCAACTGTATCTCTCCACCCTTATACCTGCGTTTCCCGTCAACAGACACAAGCGCAAACGCCGCGTCAAGATTGCTTGTCACGCGCATTGGTTTTACCACGTCTGTCTTGGTATATGGGTTGGAAAAGGTCACCTCAACGGTCGATGCGCGCAGCGCGTCGCAATAAACCGTCGTTTCGTCCTCCGTCATCGGAAAGAGAGAGAACTTCACGACATAGCGGTCTTTACTCCGCACCGCGTGCTCTACATCGTCCATCGTTACAATGATCTTCCCATAGCTCACCTCGCGCTGGGCGGAGAAAGTAGATACCTTTTCGTGCACGTCAAGCGCGCCGAGCTTCAGTGTGATATCCATTTACACCCCCATTGCTCGTTGGAGTTGCCTGTTGTATTTGTATGCCGTCTCGCCGATTACCTTCCCGTCAAGCACGGACTGCACAACGATGTTGATATCGCCGCCCATGCCGCCGAGGGAAGATAGCGCGCTGCGCATCTGGCCGCCGAAAGATTGCTCCGTGCCGATCTGTGCCGTACCGAAGTCCAGACCGCCAGTGATGCCGCGCTTAATGCTGTCATACTCGCTGTCCCAGCCCTCGCCAAGGCCCAGCGCCATATTCTCGCCGATTCCCGCAAACACGCGGGACGGAGAATGGATCCCCAGTTTGCTTTTCACGCCGGAAACGATACGCGAAAAGAAACCACTGACCTTATCGCCGATCCAGCTGCCCATTGCCTTGATACCTTCCCACAGGCCCCTCACGATTTGTTTGCCGACATTTACAATATCGGGGAGCGAAGAAACAAAGGTCTCTACAATGGTCGCCATCATGTCAAGAACCGACTGGACGATCTGCGGCAAATTCTCGGCAAGTCCGCTGACGATTGCCAACACCATTTTCATGCCCAGCTCAATGACCTGCGGAAGTTTTTCGACGGCATAGCCGACGAATTTTTCAATCATTTCAGGGCCTTTTTCCTGCACCACAACGCCGATGTTTTCAAGGATTTTCTCAACGACCGGCAAGAGATTTTCCGCGACCGTCACGGTGCTGCCCAAAAGGTTTGTGATGAGTTCCGCCATGTCAGCGTTTTCATCGCCCAGCCCCGTGATAAAGTTGTCATACGCCGCTTTCATCGACGCGATAGAGCCTTGGATCGTCGTGCTGGCTTCCAGCTGCGTTGTGCCCGTGATGCCCATTTCAGTCTGCACGGTATGGATAGCGTCAACGATGTCCGCGTAGCTGTCGATGGTGTAGTTGGTGTAATTGCCCTGCGCGGCATTTAAGGCATTTGCATCGTCCAAAAGCCGCTGCATTTCCTCCTTCGTGCCGCCATAGCCGAGCTTGAGGTTATCGAGCATGGTATAGTTCTGCTTGGCAAAACCGGAATACGCATTTTGAATGGATTCCATGCTCGACCCCATTTTGTTCGCGTTGTCCGACATGTCGGTAATGTTCAGATTCGCTTTTTTCGCCTCCGATTCCATCTCGCCGACCATCGATTGCAGCAGAGACGCAGAAAACGCCGTCACGGTGGTCATATACTCATTGGCGCTCATGCCTGCCGTCTGGTATGCGTTCGCGGCGTACTGCATTACGGTATCGGCAGAGGACTTAAAAAGCGTTTCCACGCCGCCGACCAACTGCTCATACTCCCCGTAATTTTCTACGGCCTGTTTTGTAATGGCAACCGCAGCTACGCCAGCCGCCGCAATCGCAGCGCCGCCGATCTTTGCCGCCGTAGCAAGCCCGCCTTTCAGTTTTCCGGCAAGCGTTTCCGCCTTGCTGCTCGTTTCTGAAAAGCCCTTGTCTACGTCTCCATCGTCTACGCTGATTTTGACAAATAAATCAAGTAGATTCATGTTTCACCACCAATCCGCACCGCGCGACCATATCGGCGGTAATCTCTTCGCACGTTCTGTTGTCCTGCTTTTTTGGCTCAATAATGTCCACGTATCGCGCCTTGATGTAGTTCCCGCTCGCATATCGCGCCGTGTTTTCAGCAACGAGCCGTAGCGCGTCGGTCACATAGATGCGGTACGCCTCGGTTTTCGCTCTCTCATTGAGCCGCGCCACACAGTACCGCAGGAACGGCTTTATTCTCCTTTGCCCTCGGTATTCTCCTGCGCAGAGCCAGAGGATTTCCCGCTCTGCGCTGAGATAAAAAGCGAGGTAAACGCATCATCAGTCAAAAGCTCCGTCGCGTCTTGCATCAGTTTGATGAGGGTCAATTCGCTCTTGTACTGTTCCTCGCTAACCCCTTCAATGGCAGCGAGAATGGCGATGATATCGCCCTTGTGCTCCTTAAAAAGCACGGGGAGCGACTTTCTCGCCCGCCACACTAAGAAGTTTTTTGCCGTCATACCTTCTGGCAATCGTTCGCGCCTGAAAAGCGCAGATGCCGCATTGTCCTGTGCAATGTTTGCGACAGGATCAATGATATCTGCGATGACGTCAAAGACGCGCTCGCCCTGAATATCGGAAAGTTTCATTTACGCCTCCGCTGTACCGGCCTTGATGTAGATTTCAAAGGGAACGGTGTCCTGTGCGCTCATGGAATAGTGGCCGGTAAACTCGAACGCAAACTGGCCCTTGGCCTTGTCCGCCGTCTGAAGCTGGAAACCGCCTGTGGAAAGCGCGTTGAGCAGTTTGATAGCAATAAAGCCGCCGTTGGTTTCGCCGTTCTTGTCGGAGTAATCGCCCACAAGCCAGATATCATCAAAGTCTGCGTCCTTGAGGTCGTTGCGCGGCGTGACCTTGGTCGTGTCGGTCGTCCCGATGTCCGCCGCACCGCACAGCCGCTTTGCAATGGCGGTGTCGGCATTGACAAACGTGCCGGTCATCTTGACCTCCCACGAATCGAGCTTTTTCAGCTCCTTCATGTTCTTCGGGCAGTTGTCGATATCCTCGCCAAAGTCCGAATAGGTCGGCGTAGCGGTAAAATTGACGCCGCCGGTCGTTGCGCCGATCTGCCCCGCTTCGCCGATGGTGCCGGTAGCCGGTGTGAAATCGGTCGTCAGAATACCGGCGTTGATCTGAAGCTTCTGAAACGCATCAGAAGGAATTTTTGTAAATTTCATATCGTCGTCCTTTCATCAGTTTTGCGACAGAAACTCAATCGTGATGTTGAGATACCGCCGTTTAATGTTTTTATCGCTTTCGTCCGCGATGTTCTGGCACCACGGGGAGCCGCGCTTGATCCACATTGCGCCGCCGTCATACGGCACAAGCACGCCGCCCATACCGATTGCATCGGCGATCTCCTGTGCCTTGGCGTTGGGTGTCGCTTCGCTCTCGGTGTAATACCAGAGGTTGACCGTCAGCGCGATTTCGCCGCTCTCCCATGATCCCGTGATAAACTCATAGGCCAGCCACGGGAACACCGCATCATCCGGCACGTTGGAGGTCGGATACGCTGGGAGGAATTGAGAAAACCACGCATGGAGCGCCTTGTCCTTTGTCATTTCGGCAGCTCCTTCCGCTCGGCGGTGAAGAATTTCAGTGCCTTAATGATTGCACCCGCAGACCTCGGCGCGGCCTTTTCCTCCGGGTTTGAGGTCACGCGGTAGGTGTTGCCGGTGGACGTGTCGCGGAAATAGTCGTTATACTCGATGGGAACGGTCTTGTTGACCAGCGCGGAATACACCGAGGTCACACCCTCCTTTTCCGCCCTGCGGGCCTCCATCGAGGTGTCGAGCGCCTGATAGTTGAGAAATTCCGCGCCCTCGGCCCACGCAACGATGTAGCCGCCTGCGCCGTCCGGCGTGCGCGTCTTTTCCATCAGCACGCATTTGCTTGCGAAATCGTCAAGTAAACTCACGGTTCCACCCCCTTGAGCTTCCGCCAGTCATTCAATCGGCCTCTAAAAGCGTCCTGCCAGCCGTTTAACGCGCTGCCGTCGCTTCCCACGCTGCGTTTAGTGTAGGAGTAGCCCCCAAAGCTCTCGCTTTGATACGGGCTTTCAACGGCCTCTCCGTTCTTTTCCTGCCACGCGGCGATATCTTCGGCAAGTGCAACCACAGCCTTTGGCACCGCCAACACCCACACCGTCCCGGTAAAGGTTTCATCCGTCAGATCAACCGCCGGATACTTGTGCAAGCCGTCGTTAAACACAGAGCCGACGATGCGGAAATATTGATTGGTCAGGAGAAAGGGCAGCGTAATGCTGCCATTCTCCACGGTGAACGTGCCCTCGTGGATCTCCACAAGGAACCAGTTGTTCAAGTGCCGTAAGACCTGTTCAAGCATTACGCTGCCCTCCTATCACTTCTTGAACTTTGCCAGCACGACTTTGGCTTCGTTGGTCAGAGCCGCAACGTAAAACTCGTCAGCGGTGATCTCGGTGGAACGGTTACGCGGCTTGCGTTCGGTTTCCACGTTGATACTGCGTTTGCGATAGATGGTCAGGGCAGGCACATCGTCCTCGGTTTCGCCGTCCTCGTTCAGCTTGACGATGGGGCAAGCGTAGTAGGCAGCAGCAGCAGCCTTGACCTTATCCCCGACAACCAGAGCAGCAACGCAATGGGGCTGGATGGTCGCAAGATGTTTTTTGGTGGAGGTTTCGGTGGTCGTATCAGCGACAATCTCGATGGTGCCGGTGCTGTTGTCCTTTTCGTACTCGATGGACGGCACCTTGCGGCTTGCTACAACACGGGTGTTTGCGATCTTGCCGATCTCACCGGACAGCATCACGCCTGCCTGATACTTGTCGGCGCTGATAAAATCAGCATCCTTGCGCAGGGCCGCCATCTGCTTGGGGTTGATGAACATGACCTTGTCGCTGTTGATCTCCTCGTTGAAAACGTCGATGGCATCCACAATAGCGTTGTAGCCGATGGCTGCCGCGCTGCCGTCATAAGTCAGCGTTGCGCCCTGCAAGGCATCCATGCAGTCGTTGTCGATTTTGGCAGCGATGGACAGCGCCAGTTGCGCGTTGGCTTCGCCCACGGGGTTGCCGTAGCCGGACAGAACAGCCTCATCGGTAAGGCCGACGCCTTTCATTGCCTTTTTGATCTTGTACTGCTTGTCCTTGGTGCTCATCTTGTCGATGTCAACATCCACACCTTCAGCGACATCCTCGGCGTCGCCGATGTACCCATAGGAAGGCACGGTAATTGTGTCGCCGGGAACGCCGGAAAGGGTATCATCCACCTTTGCGAAAGGTGCTACGCGGATTTTGTCGGGGATTTTAGCGGAAATCATATCAGCCATAACTTCCGGGTCGATCAGGTCTGCGAGTTTAGTCAGAATCGTATCTGCCATAGTTTTTAATCTCCTTTGTTGTCAGTTTTTCGTCAGCTCCGAATACTGTTCGGGGCTTTCCTTCTTGAGCTTCAGTCGGTCGGCATAGCCCATTTTCTTAAAGGCTTCTACCGTGACACCGCTGCCGCCGGTATTCACTGGGGGATTGGCGGGATTCGCGCCGTGCGTCTGCGTGGTGGAGACCAGCCCCTTATAGGTGCCGTCTACGAGCGCATCAAGGCTTTTGGTGTCCTTGATCTGATCGCCGTCCATTTCCAGAGCGGCCATTTCCTCGCCACAACCGCGCATCGCAAGGTCGAGATTCGCGCCGGTGATGTTTTTGCTCTCAAAGTAAGCGCGCACGGCCTTTTCCTTCGCCGCCTTGCTTTCCTTTGCTGTGATGTCGGTCTTAAAGGCTTCAAAGGCCGAGTGTTCCTTCTCGTACTTTTCCTTATAGCCGCCGTCACCCGCTGCCTTGAGGTCGTCCAATTCCTTCTGAACTCCGGGCAGCTTCTCCGCGTCCGCCTTGTACTTCGTGAGATCGTCCTTGAGGGGGTCGACCACGCCCAGATGCAGCGCAACCAAGCGATTCTCGATCTCTTCGGTGCAGGCCTCGCCGAGAATATTTCTGATTTCCGCTCTCGTAAATTTCGCCATGTTATTCGTTCTCCTTTTCCTTGGCCCCAATTCTTCGGGGGCGAACGTTGTATAAAAACCGCTGTGCTTCGCGGGTTTTACCTACTTGATAAAGTCCTTATCCGTTCTTCAGCTCGCTTTCCAGAATGTCCCGATACTGTCCCGCATGGTCGGCGGCAGCTGGTTTCAGAAACGGCTGTGCCTTGTTGCCGCGCGTGTAATGCCAGTTGCCCTTTGCGTCCTGATACACCCACGGCGTAGGCCGTCCGCCGCCGCCTTCGGCGTAAATGCCCGTGCCTAATTCAACGTACGCGCCGTACTCGGAATCCGTTCCGATGATCGCCGCCGGTTCCTGCTCGTCTACCACATGGGTAATGCTATTGCGCAGATTGCCGGTATCCACGGGGCACAGCTTTTTAGCGTATCCCTCTGCCACCAGCCCGCACTTTTCAAGCCCGCGCAGCAGCGCCGCCTTGATCTCAGCAGAAACCTCCGCGCTGTGGTCTTGGATTGTAACGCTCATCTCTGCAAATACCCCTCTCCGCGTTTCTGCCGCTCCCATTGTGCAAATGTCATGTCAGGCAATGGACCGTATTTGTCTCTTCTCAATCCATTTGAGGTATCTACGCCATCTACTACCGCAGTCATCGTACAGCGGCAGTTATACACGAGATAGCCGGGTGCGGAAGTATCGCCGGGAAACATGATTTCATAGCCGTCGACCTTAAAGGGATTGTCAATGTCGGCCTGCTGGCCGTCAAGCATGGCGTGTGCATGGCGCGTCCTGTTGTCCAGCGTCGCTACCCACTCGCGCCTGAGCTTAATGCCCATTTTCTCCGCCGCCGCATAGCTGTCCATGCGTCCGGCGTTCTGCGCGCCGGTCACAGCGGTTCTTGCCGTGCGGATGGCTGAATCGCGGCTCATGGTGGTGATCCGCTTTTGCAAGTCATCCGCCATGCGCTTGATGCTCTTACCCTGCAAGATGGAGCTGGTGACACTTTTTGTAATTTGCTTTTTGCCATACTCGAGGTCAATACCACTCTTTAATGCTCGTTTCGGCGGGTAATACGGCATTAAATCGGGCTGCTCTACCATAAGTCGCTTGACCGTCTGCTCGTCCCACAGGTCAAAGCCGACGTTGCCCGCGACCTGCTCGATGGTATAGGCCGAATAGTTGCGGTTGAGAGAATAGATACCGGGCGTTGCATCGTTGGTGTAAGCCACCGCCACAGCGTTTGCATCGGTCATGCGGTGCGCCACCTTGTCACGCATGGCCTGATAGCGTTCCCCGCGTCCGATCTGATTCAGCCGCCATTGCTTATAATCGGCCTCCGTCCATTCCTTACCGTTCTGCACGGTGCCGATTAGCGCCTTCATTTCCTCGTCGCGCTTTTTGAATTGCTCGAAATATGCATCGATGGTAGCTTGCAGTTCTTCCCCCGCCTCGCGGTATAGCTTCGCAATGCGCCGTTCCAACTTTGCAAGTTCCTTGTCGGTCAGCTTGTGGCCGAGGTCACTGGTCGCCATCGTCAATCACCGGCTCCGTCAAGTCAATTACTTCCGCAGCCTTTCGCTTTGCCATGTCCTCGTACTGGTCAATGTCACCGTTGATGGTCAGCAGCTTCTTTGTGATGTATTCTTCATCGTAATACGACGCGCCCAGCAGAATATTTTGCGTTTCCTCGCTCTTGTTGATGATCTGATTGCGCGTGTAACTCGGCTGATCCTCAATGCCTGCCAAACGAAGAATCTCAACAATAAACCGCGTGACCTCGGATTCAAACTTGTCTGTTTTCAGATCCAGCGGCACATAGCTTGCCTTGATCGCGGTCGCTGTCTGGTTCCCCGCAGATACCGCCGCAGCGTCAAAGCACTGGAAATCCTCATAGAGCTTCTTTTTCAGCATGTCAATGGTGCTGCTGGTGCCCTCATACGGTGCTTCGATGGTCTTGCTCTCCACCTTCGCGCCGTCATCGCCGTTAGCGTGGGCGACGTGTGTGGTTTTCAAGCGCTCCACAAATTTCGCATCGTCAAGATCGTCCATTCCGTTGCAATTAGAAAGCACCCAATAGATCAGATTGCCCTCGTCCACGTTGTTGACCATGTTCGAGGACGCAAGATCGAGCGCGTCGATGGTGTTGCGCTTGCCTACAATTTCGGACAGACACCTCTTGTTATTTTTCAGCGGCACGATGGGGAAACTCGGATAGTTCCCGCCGTCATAGATTTCGGTTTCGCCGACCTCCGCCTTGCGGATAACGAGCTTGTAGCTACGCTTCTCCTGCAATACGCTCATATCTTTGTTTTTTGGCTGGAAATACTCGGTAAAGCCGTCGATCTCATACAGCGTCGCTCTAAGCGGCTTGTCCTGCGCCACCTGCCAGAATCGAATACCGGCTTTCATTGCACCGTCCTCTTCATCATAGAGGGGCACAAACTCAAGCAGGGAGAACACCCGCAAATGCGCCAAATCCCAGAATCCGAAGGACACGCCCGCGATTTTCGCCTCACGCGCCGCATCCATGACTTCCTGATCGAAGTCCGGGCATAGTTTTTTCGGTGTTCCCTTCTCCGCAAAGGCCACACCGTTACCAAGCAGATACGAGACCTCCTGATCCACCGCCAGACCGAAGAACCGGCTGGCCAGCTTATGGTTTGCCGTCCACATATCCGTGTGGCTGCGCCCCTGCATATCATAGATGATCTTTTCGTAGCGGTTGATGGTCGGATTTAGGCCGTTGTAATATTCCTCCGCATCCACCGCCGTTTTATACGCCGTGCTCTCGCGGTGCTCATTGATCGTGCTGCGGACAAACTCAATGCGCGCCTGTTCGTTGTCACCGACCGCCACGAGGTCGTTATATGTTTTGATAGCCGCTCACCGTCCTATCTGTTCCAAAGTGGTGTATACTCGCGCCGATACGCCTTGTTCTTCAGGACCGTATAAGCAAAATACCGTGTTTCATCCATCGCGTGGTCATTTTCTTTGATCGGCCTGTCATCGGCGGATTTTTCGTCCCACCGATACAGTCCAAACTCGCGGATGCAGTCTTTGCAATCTCGGTGTATCTTGATTACGCCGTCCTGCAAAAACCGCGCCGTTGTCATAATACCGTTGGTTACGTCGTTGTTGGCCTTTCGCACCATATAGCCCCGTCGCCGCAAAACCTCGATAAACGAGGCGGCAGACGGGTCAACGATAATGCTTTTGACGTCCGCCTCGCCGATTAGTTTTTTAATTTCGTCGGCGTATTCCTCGTCCGTCTTGTTCTTCTGGTTATCGCGCCCGGAATAGTAATACTCGCGGATGCGCGTTGCCGTCTTGCCGTCCCAGCGCCAAAGTCCTGCGGAAAACGGGTTAAGTGTGCCGTAGTCGCAGGACACATAGTATTCTCCCTTTTCCGGCAGATCGTCCACAATGCAGCTCTCGTCAAACATCGGATAGATCAGCCCCTCGGCCACCACCCACAAACCGCGAATGTATCGGTCGTAGAACACGCCGCTATACATGGCCTTTGTCCTCTCGATCATCTGCGGTGTAAGAATTGGGTTATCTTCCAGCAGGAAGTGAATGTGCTGCGTATTCTCCCGTTCGTTTTCAATCCACTCTTTGTAAAACCAATGCTGCGGTGATTCGGGGTTACAGTTAAAAAAATACTTCGGATGCTCAAACGAAATCGCACGGGAAAGCGCTTGCTCCACAAACGAACGCGGCATAAGTGCCACTTCATCGAATAGGACCCCGGCAAGCGTGATGCCTTGTATGAGCATATACGAGCTTTCATCCTTGCCGCCGAATAGGTAAAACCAATTTGTTCTATCCCCACACCGAACGGTTAAAATCCTCGTGGAAACCTTGTAATGCATGGACAGCGCAACACCAAGCCCGTCAATTTCCATCAACGGTTTTAAGATATTTCGCTCTGCCGCCTGCACCGTCTTCCCGCAAATAGCGAAATTCGTGCGGTCGTAGTTCTGCATCGCCCACAGCACAAACGCCATCGACATGACCGTCGTCTTTCCGGAACGGACGGAGCCGTCACAGATCAGCGCCATATCATCGGAGCCGATAAACTCCATTATTTTGCGCTGCTTTGCGGATAGCGTTTTAATTTGCATTGTTCTCGCCCTTTAACGCAGTAAGCAAAGCTGCCAACGCCGCAGGATCGCCGCTTTTTTCGTTCTCGGAGTTCCACCCAAAATTGCAGCCAAGCGAGAATTTCGCGCCGTTCGCACCGTCTTTGTCGTAGAGCCGAGATTCGGCGTATTCTTCACAGCGGGACTTCGCGCGCGTAACCGTGTCCGCAAACTCTGGCCTCGCTTGATAGTCCAGCAGTGCTTGTCTTCCCGTGAATCCAAGCGCCAATGCAAGCCCTGTGATTGTCGGCGGCTTTGCGTTGATGATGATCGGCACCCCGTACTTATCTCGCACAGCGCAACCGTCATCTCCGATAAACGGTTCGCCTTCGCACTTTTTGAAGTAAACGTCAATAGCTTTCTGCATCGCGCTTACGCTTTTCCATTTTCTTGGCGCTCCGCCAGCCATACGCTCACATCCTTTCGTTTTGCTACCAGCCCCCGCCCCTTGGCCTTACATAGCAGACTTTACCCGCCCTAACGGGCACTCTACACTGAATGGCTCTTCCAACTAAGCCACAGTACACTTTGGTCGTCTTTCCCGCTTAGATTATCACATCACCGATTGCTGCTTTACAAGCGCAGCACCATTACGCTGAGGCGTTTCCCTCCCACGGTGCAGTTTTCAGCGAGCGTTGTCATTTCCATGTGAGCCATGACGATGGCGGTCTCACATTGTCCGGGCGCGACCCGGCCTCTGGCACAAGCGGCAGGGGTCGAACCTGCACAACTGGGAGTCAAAGTCCCATGCCTTACCATTTGGCTACGCCTGTGTATGTCTCCCCTGGGCCACATCGTTAAGAGGTGCGCGGGGTCGTGTGCCGCATGAGAGGTGCGACCTCTCGGCCCTGATCGTGGGCTGCATCGTGCGTGCGGCAGATCGCGGGGGCGGTATGAAAAGATGAAAAGCACCGCGCCCCGCTATGGCGCAGGAGGTAAACGCCATAAATGAGAGAACCGCAAAGGCTTTTACACCTCTGCGGCTCAATTCTCCCATGATTGCAATGCTCTGACTCACTTATAAGTGAGTTTTGCGAAATATTTTTATAAACTTTTTGGATAGTCCGACCTTCCAAGCAAGTAATCAATCGACACTCCGAAATAGTCAGCAATGCTTATCAGCGCGTCCATTGATGGTTTCTGCGTCCCCATCTCATAGCGTTTAATTGTGTTACGGTTCAGCCCGCACAGCTCAGATAACACGCATCGTTTTAACTGGTGCCGTTCGCGCAATCTCCGCAGCCGATCAGGAAACGTGCTCATTCCTCTCACCACCGAGCTTTCTCTTGACCCACGCCCACAGGTTTCTCCACGGGTGGGCTTCTGCGTAGTTGGCGCGCTGCTCAGCATTGCTCCACTGCTGATGCATATAATCGCGTTCTTCTTCGACCTGCCGGCAGCCAACCGTCATTCTCGATACCTCCGCATTCGCCCGCCCAAGCGCCGCCTCGGCGGCATCGAGCTTATTTCGCAGCGCGTCCGCGTCTGCTTTCAGATTCGCGATCACGTTCTCGCGGGTGATGGCCTCTCCGTTCATCTGGTCAATACGCTCGGTCAGTGCGGCGTTCTTTCGTTGCATTTCCGCTTTTAGGTTCGCATATTCGGCAATCAGATCATTCTTCTCGTCGATGCAATTTTTCAGCTCGACGACTTCCGCTTCAAACGCTGCGGACTTCTCCTGCGCGTCCTCCACCATCTTCGCCATCTGGTCTTTGGTGTACTTTTTGATGTTGATGCTCATTCGGCCACCGCTTCCCCGACGATCACCCAGTCATCAGCCAGCATGTCGGCCTGCGAGGCCAGCCATCCGAGCTGTACGCCGGACGTGCCGACAAAGGCAAGCGCTTTGTTTCCGATGGCCTCGTGCTTGGCGTTAATTACCTCGTGCGCGGCGTTCTCGTAGCTGATACGCTCCGCAAGCTCGACGTACTGGTTCTTACCGTTCCAGCCGCGGCGTGCGATCTTCATTCCTTTCTTTGCCGCCTCGATAGCAAGTCCAAAGCTCAGCCCGTCAGTCAGTCGATACGCCTCTTCAAAAACCTGCTTCGGGCTGAAAGATTCGTATCCGTCAGGGTAGCGGACTTTGTAGCCATCTTCCTCGGGGTCCATGCTTCTCGGGATGGGCTGGGTCTTCTCATAGACCTTGCCTCCCTTGCGGATAGCCGGTGCCGCCTCAATAAGTTTCGTTCCGATGTACTTTTTCATAGCAAAATTCCTTTCTATTTTCGCCCGCAGGCGTTATTTCATTCGTAGCTGTTCTTCCCGTCCCCGGTCGCTCTCGACCTTCACGACCTTGCAATCGCCGTATCGCTCGATATCCATGGCGATGCGCTCCTTAATGCCCTGCGCGTCAGCGGCGGGGACTTTGGCTTTAATCGTGATCGTCAGCATGGAGTGCCTCCCTCTCAATCTCAAGCGAACGTTCGCGCAAGTCCCCAAATCCATACTCGTCTTGCCATCCTAACTCAGAAGATGCTTTCTGACAGCTCTCGCACAGATAGCACGTCCACGGCGTCCCATCGAAAACGCAACTGCGCTCCATCATAGCCCCTTGCTCGAATTTGCGCCCGCAACCAAAGCACACATGAGCCGACCGCGTTTTAACAACTTTTCGCCCGACAACGTCCATTCATTACCCCTCCTTCGGCTCGCCATAGCTGCAAAAATCGTCAGGATTGCGTTCCTGCCACGCCTCTGGATGCACGTTGCCGTCCGAGTAGATTTTCAAGCATACTCCCATGTCGTAGTGCTCGCAGTCCTTGCACCGCGTCACCGGCACAGCGTCCACGGTGTCCATATGGTCAAGCATCCTTTTTGCGTAAATGTCCCTATCGGAAATACCGAGAAGTAAATTCATCTTATCCGCATCAATCAGCTTCATCGCTGTCACCTCCGTCCATCTTTGCGCCACAATGCGGGCAAAATTCAAACACCTCTGCATCATCATCAGCATTTTTGTAAGGCTCGTTGTGCAGACACCGTGAGCAAATGCGGTCGCGTTTTCCTGCAACAGAGACCCATCGTCCATGCACCACCGGCGCAACGTCAGCGGCGGGGATTGTGTTGATTGCGCTTTTTATGGCTCCTCGGCTAAAGCCAAAATCGCAACCATCTCCGTAGTCTTCAATTACGTCTGCATCGCCCCACTCAAATACCTCAATGGCGGCTTCTTTTGTGATGTACTCGGACATTGTCAGCCCTCCTATTCCACTTTTCGACGATAAATTTTGGTTCGCTATACACGCCGCTTTCAAAATCACACTCTGGACAGTATATATAGCACTCTCCTGGGCTGTTTCCATCTATTGTTTCAAGCATTGCTTCTCCGCCGCAGAACGGGCAAGGTTTCAGGTCATTCATCCTCCATCGCCTCCAATGCTTTCTCCGCCTGCTCATTCAGCGGTCGAATATAGCCCGCAGCAACATTTTCGAGAAATATGTTATACGGTTGATGAAATACGATTCCGCCGCACACATAAGCAACCGCAAAGTGGATCCGTTTCATAATTTTCGGTCTCTCTGGATCGCTCGTATTAAGCATTGAGCCGTCCACCTTGCACGGCAGCACTACCAGCCGACCGCCCTTGTCGGCTGTCAGCAGTTCCGCAAGTCTTCCGAAGGATATGTCACAGCTTGAAAGCACCTTTCCGGCTTCCCGTGCCTCAGCGCACGCCTGCGGAGACAGCCCCGTGTCCTCATATTCCACCAGCCGGTCTAACAGACGATTGCGGCAATACAGCGCAGTGCAGTCAGCCATCGGCTTACCATGCTTACCCGTCCAATCCGCTTTGCACTTCTGGCAGTCCATCATTGCCTGTCCATCGGTGTCGCGCTTCGTCAGTCGTTCCATCACTCCACCTCCTGCATCTTGCTAATCACTTTTCGAATCACATCGCCGCCGTAATCGTCTTTTGTCAACTTCAAAAACTCCGTCAGCGTCATCATGCCGTGCTCGAGATCGACACCGTGGTCACGGGCGAACTGCTTTCGTCCCATGTCACACGACCCGGTCAAGCGGTGATGCCAGTCGTAAAAATACTGTGTCGGATACGTTTTTTCACGGTCTGTCTCGCGCAGGAACGTATCAATGCGCTCATCTTCCGGCATATCCTCGAAAAGCTTGTCTCGCAGTGCCTCCATTGCTTCGCGCAGCGTTTCGCCGTGTGCGAATATATCGCCCTGCTTGACGATGTAGCAAGGTGTGGTCGTCAAATCATTGTTCACGATTGCCCCGTGCGCAGTGTTGCCGCGCACGGAACGAATCAGCGTGTTTACGCCATCAATTCGATAGACTGTTTCGCCATTGAAGCGTTTAATGCCGTAGCCGTCGCCGTCGCCGTAGCCGTAGCCGGAGCCGTCGCCAGAGCCGCCGCCGTAGCCGTCGCCGTCGCCGTAGCCGTCGCCGTCGCCGTAGCCGTCGCCGGAGCCGTCGCCGGAGCCGTCGCCGTAGCCGTCGCCGTAGCCGGAGCCGTCGCCGGAGCCGTCGCCGTAGCCGTAGCCGGAGCCGTCGCCGGAGGTTACTGACAGGAATGCCTTGACCTTATCATCAAGCGTCATCTCTTCCACTCCTTTACGCCGCGAAGCGATACCGATGCGTCATCTGTGCAAGGGATAATCTGGATTGCTCCCAGCACGGTCATTTCTTGGATCGTCACGGTAAAACGGCAGTTACCCGGTGCTTTCGTTCCGTCCTGTGCGAGCTGTTCCACAGCGCACGCGCCGTCCCAGCTCCACAGCTTGCGCACATCGGTCATGGTGACCTCGGAGCCGATTCTCTCCTTGATTTTGCCGAAAAACACGCCTGCGCGGTCACAGCGAACGATGTAGTCCTGATTGTTGTTCATGATGAAATTCCTCCTGATTTTTGTTAAAATTTGAAGCTCTCCCTGAGCTTGATTCCGTTTACCTCCGCCTCCACCGTAAAGTAGCGGTGCGCCTCGTTGATGTAGACGACGCGCCCGTGCGCAGTCGTCTCTTTCGTGGCCACGCTCATAATGCCGTTGCTCCCCTCAAATGCGGCAGGCTTCCAGCTAAACGGTTCTCCAATTCTCATGCGTCCTCCCTAATGTCTCCACCCCATTGCTCCGCCATTGCTCTGGCGATGCCGGGGAAGGTCTTTGCGCGGTTTTTCGCCCTATCCGTGGTAAACATACCTTTATGCTGTTCCCCGTGCTTATGACTGTAGCTGCCGCTCGGACACCATGTTGCCGCAGGCTTAACCGGTTCAACCGCTTCGAGCTTTGGCACGTTCTTCAACCATAGGCAGGTTTTCTTGCTGTACGGATGATCTTTACCGTAAAAATCAAATGGCTGAATCGCCTGCGTATATGGCGGCAGTTCGTAGACTTTCGACGGGATGGGATTCTCAACAACGATATGCTCACAATCGGCATTCAAAAATTCCATAAAGAACGCCTTTGCTTCAAGTCCTTTTGCATACCGTTCTTCGTTAAGCCGATGTCCTTTCCACAGGTGCCGCGCGCCTGCGTTGCTCAAATACGTGCAGGGCGGGTGACAAATCAGCAAATCCCATTGCCCGTCAACGCGGTGCTCAACCCCGTCAACCGTCTTAAACGTGCAATCGCCATTGATAAGCGGTAACACGTCCTGCTGGATATGCCACTCGGGATGCCCGCCCGAACACGGCTCAATATCGCAGCTGTACGCCTCCCAGCCCTTCGCGCGAAACGCAATGCATACGCGCTGGCTTTCCTCACAGCAGACTAAAAGTTTCGGGATTTTATCGCTCATCTTCTCCCCTCGCATTCCCCAAACAACTCCCTGAACGTCAGGCCCGTCAAATCTTCCAGCGCCAGCAGCAGCCTCACCGTTGTATCGCGGTCGCCGCGCACCCACGCCGACACCGTAAACTGCGATACGCCGAGGGATTGCGCCAGTTCGGCCTGGTTGTAGTTCGTCTTTTCCAGTGCCTCCTTGAGCACCGGGTAAGCGCAGAACTCAAACGGCGTTTTCGGTCGCATGATCTTGCTCATGCGTGCACCTCCCCGAAAGCCTCTTCAAATGTCAGTCCCGTCACCGCAAGAATTGCCTTGATAACGCCGATGCTGAATTCGTTCTTCCCCGTTGTCCATCGCCACACGCATAGCGGGGAGACGCCGATCTTCTTGCTCAACTCCGACGGTGTCATGCCCGATGACTGCAAGGCTTTCTTGAGCTGTGGATACGCCACCGTCTTAAATGGCACAGCTTTCATCATTCCGCACCACCCGTCTCTCCGAGCAGCGTCCCGACGGTCACTCCCAGCGCTTCGGCAATGTACTGATACGTCAGCAGGAAGCTCATGCATTTGCCGGTCTCAAGGTTTCGGATGCTGTTGCGCGATACGCCCGACTTTTCTGCCAGCTTCTTCACGCCAAGCCCTCGCATGGTTCTCCATTTGCGGATGTTTGCGCCGACTTCTTCCGGCGAAAGCATCCCATCCTTTGACGGCGGAGATTCCGACAAAATATCGCTTACGGAAATATTCAGCGCTTCGCTGATCTTGTACAGCGTCGGTAGCTTCGGGTAGTGCTCGCCCTTTTCCAGCTTCCCGATATGCCCCTGCCCGCATTCCACCATTTCGCCAAGCCGAAACTGGCTGATGCGGCGCACTTCGCGAACGTTTTTGAGCCGTTCGCCCAACTCTTTTTCTGTCAACATCTTTTCTTGCTCCCTTTTATTTTTTCAAGTCCTGCATGCGCCGCGTTTTGAAATGGCGCGCGCCTAAGTAGTCATCTTTCTCCTGCGCTTCCCGCTGCTCTTTGCTCCTCGCCGCGTTGTACTTGGCGATATCCGCCTGATAGTGCGGGCACTCGCTATGACAGCCGGGATGCCGCGTCGGCGGCAGGCAGGATCGGCAGTGCTCAAATGCTGTCATCTCACACCTCGCGGATCGTGATGCCGAACTTGTCCTGCATCAGCTTCTTTTTCAGCAGATAGTCTTTCGTTTTCGCGCCCTTTGCGTCCTCGACCTCGCGCAGCCAGTGCACCGTGCCGTTGCAGTCCGGCTCGGTCGCCCGTTCGTAAACAAAGTCCGCGCGGTAGACCATCGGCTTGATGCGTTTGCCTTCGATGGTCTTGTAGCCCTCCACGAGGGTGAAATTTGCTTGCAGCCGCAAATCGCGAATCTTGCCCATTGATCGCAGCACTTTCAGCTCGCCGAACCGCGCCGCCTCGCGCTCGGAATCAAACTTGATGCCATCGCGCACGACCTTGCGGTTCCCGTACTTGCTTTTCTTCGGCTTTTGCGTGCCTGCCAGCTTGTCAAGCACCTGCTTCTGCGCCTGCGGACCGAGCCGTGCAAGGTCAGCTGATGTCAGTGCCATCGTCGGCCTCCTTGATTCGCACTGGCAGGACCATTTTGACGTCCTCGTGGTTGGTCTTGATCGTAATGGGCCCAATTGGCCCACGGAATTCCAGAATAGCAGGCTGCTTGAAGGCACCGCCGACGCTGGCCTTTGCCGCCTGCAACGCCGAGAGAAGATACTCGGCATTCACGCCGATACGGAATGTCGGTTCATTGGGCAGGACTTTTTCCCAATCCAGAAACGCTCCAACCGGCTGAACAAAACCGAAGATGCAGCCGAGACATTCGATCTCAACCACGCTTTCCGTCTTGTCCCGTTCTTTCAGCTCCAAGCGCATGGAATTGCCGCGTGGCAGGCGGATACTCGGCTTGATGTAGCAATCGAAATCCTCTTCGACCTCGCAGCAGGTCGCGTGCTCCACGAAAAGCCGGAAGCCGTCTGTGGCGATAGCCGTAACTGCCTTGTTCTTCTTGCGAAATTCCAGCCGGATATTCTTGTACATCGGCCTACTGATGCTCGCTGATACCGCGCCCTTTACGGCGGCGATAATCGTATTGAACACGTTGGTGTCCATGATAGCCAGTCTCATTCCTCTGCCTCCTTTGCGCCATTGTGATCGCACGGATCGTCCCGCAGGCCGACCGCAATATGCATCACGTTCTTCTCATCGACGCGCTGGTGAATCTCGTATTGCCCAAGCAGCTGGTTCACCTTCGGCCTTTCGAGGTGGAGCGCCTTCATGCGTGGGATATCTTCTCCCGTGTCGGGGTCCTTCACTGCCTCACCGTAGGCAAGCGCGATCTGGATAGTCCAAGCGTCGAACGCCATGCGCAGCTGGTTCATCCCCTTCATATCCTCGCGCAGCTTCGCATTCGCTTTCATCAGCTCGCCGACTTTTTTCTGATATCTGCCAAGCTCGTGCTCAAGCCGTTTTACCTTGTCTCTGTTTCTTTCGCTCATCGGTTCTCCGTCCTTTCGTAGTGCAGCGTCAGCGCCCGAGCGATCGGGCAGCGACGCCATTCTTCGTTGGCGCAGTAGCGCCGCGTATATTCGTCCAGCTCTTCTTTCGGCAGCTTGACTTGCGCACCCTCGCAGTTGAGATAGTCGCGGTAGTCCCGCGAGTAAAACGGGCACTTGAAAATGCCCCCGCGATACCCGATCACGGCGCACCGCCTGCCAACACCGATTTTACGTGCCTCATGCGCTGATTTGCCTTGTCGCGTCTCATGCTATCGCCCTTGAATACCAGTGGCGTGCACATCTCGAGGATGCGGTCATAGATGCGCTGATAGGCCATGTCTTTCGGCCTGCACAGCTCGTCAAGCGTCAGGTTTGTGGTGACGATCAGCGGCTTTTTGGCCTTGTACCGCTCGTCAATGACCGTGTAAACCGTCTCTATCGCATACTCACTGCTGCGTTCCGCGCCGAGATCGTCAATCACCATCAGCGGGTAATAGTGCACCTGCTCGATGATCTCCCACTTATCGTATCCCGCGTTGAGGATTCGCGGGAAGCTCGTAATCATCGCTGGAATGCCGCGATCAATCAGCTCGTTGGCGATGCACGCCGCCGCGAAGGTCTTGCCGTTGCCGGTGTTCCCCCACAGCAGAAGCCCATTGTTCTCGCGCCGCATATCGTCCCACGCGTCGGCATAGCGCTTGCATTTGACGATCTCGTCACTCATCGTTGCCGTGCCGAACCGGCACGCCGTCAGGCTCTTGTCGCGGATTCCGTCAGCACGCAGCGTTTCGATTCGCAGTCGCTTCTCGCGGTCGGCGCGAGCTTTTTTCTCGGCCTCGTACTCTCGCGCCGCGCAAGCGCACTGACAGCCGACAAGGCGGACGTTCCCGCTGATGGGGATGCGGCACTGCTTCGGCGTGTTGCAATGGCCGCAGTACAGCAGCCCGTCTTTCTCGTAGTCGACCAGATCACGCACAGGCTCGGCCTTTTTCGCGATGCTGTCGATCAATGCGTCAACGTTCATAGGCT